GCCAGTCATCTTTCCTGTCTGCTGTAGACCTTTCTCCATCAAAGCTCTCAAGTTCTTTATAGAATGCTGCAAGTGTTGCAGGTTCAAAAGTATCTTCTACAATAGATACCAAACCATTTTGACTGGCAGAACTAAATGCTTCAAACCGTTTTAGTTTAGATTTATTGGAGGGGTTAGGATCTTCTGCCACAATAAAACCAGCATTAGTAAACATCTTTGCCATCTCTTGGAAAGCAAATGTACCTGCTTGTCCGGGGTCTTTAGGTAACACCACTACTGTATCTGAACCATCATGATATGCTTGCCTTAACATCCAAGTATCTCGTACACCGGGACGTTTCCTGAACCTACCGTTCTGTCTTGTCAAGTCATCTAGTGTTTCTGGGATATAATCACCAACAATAATATAAGTATCTTGGTTTGTTTTTAACATTTTGATACTTGCTGTATAGTCAGGATACCTGTTCTTGTCAGATGGCTCTGCTGAAGCTAAGTCCCATCCTCGTGCTTCTGTACAATTCAAAGGGACTTTATCTAGCTTATTTAACCAACTGCGTTGGAAATAGTTAGAACCTTCTGGACGAGCATACCAGTTACCATCCAATAGACGAGCACGGTTAATTGGGGATTGTGCTTTTAGTGCAGACAAATACTTCGGGTTAGATTTTATTAGGGCAGGGTTATCGAATATTGTACCACTAATAAAAGTAAAGGACATTGGAGGAATATAAATCTTCTCTCCATCATTTTCTTGATAGCAAATACTAGGATAAGCTTCTGCTAACTCTTCTTCTGTATTAGCAAAAATAGGTTTGTCATCAACAATAACAAAATACCTGATAACTCCATCTTTACTTTGGTCTGGATATCCTTCAGGGTCCAAATACCACTCAACGAACGAAAGCACCCAACTGTCCGGCGATGGATTACAAGTCCCCATACAGAAGCTGTCGCATTCTGCTTCAGAACGGAGACGGCCTATAAGATATAAAAATTGAGATTGTGAAAAATGGGTCAATTCGTCGAAGCCAACAAACGAATATTGTACTTTTATGTTCAAAGAGATTCGCTAGACCTCTCCCGCATCACTTATGTTTATCAACATTAGCTGCTGCTCTATGTCTCCATAGAAGTTCAGACTATATCATCCACAACATATTGTTGTGGCCTACCGTTTCGAACACCATTAGCTTGTGTCCTACACCGCTACATTCATCACGGTTAGTCGTTGGGCATTTAGAAACAATTGTTTCATTTAGCACAGGATTGTCCTCAACTTAATACTAGGAGTTTCCCTGTTTAGGTAGGTTTGCTACACTAATCACTTAATGTAGGGGCTACAATTTAACCCTTGATGGTTGGCCTCGGCTGTATCTTCGTGCTCTAAATGGGTGTACTTAAGGTTCCCACCACCTGTCCCTTCGAAAATAATCTCCATGTCTTTTTCACGGATTCTTGGATTAAGTGGTCTGAATAGTTTCTTGCTTTCTGTAAACAAACCACCCGCACCTTTAAGTGGGCCAGTTGTTCTTCGAAACATTACACCTTCAAAATTAGGGTCTTGATATGCGTGTTTAAGTGCTTTTATTAAAAGAAGTCTCGACTTGCCGCTACCTGCGGCACCGCCGTATATCATTACATCTACTTTTGTATCAAAAGCTTTTCGTTGTTTTCCCTCTTGAGGGGATAAATTAACAACATTATTTTGTTTAGTTGCCAATTAACCTCCAAAATTAACTACAATACCTTTCTCTTGCTCATTTTCTTCAAACTTGTCTTCAACTACTTCAGTAGGCTCTTCCAGATCGGATGCTTCGCTTGCAAGTAGTTGCTGATGAAGTTCAGCCGCCATCTCCAAGACCATACGTGCCGATGCATTTTGAACCTGAGGAGGTGCTTTTACATCTGTCATTAATCGATACACAGTTTCTAATGCTTCTTCAGATATATTGATTATCTTACTTTTTAATCGGAACTGTGCTCGTTCAGAATCGATTAACAACTTATCTTCTGATTTAGGGCGACCTCTACCACGTTTCTTAGTTTTGTTTAATGGGGTTGTACTCATGCTTATTTCCTTTTAGAAATATAAAAGGAGGAAAAGACCGTTGTCAATTCCTCTAGTAACTATAAATAATATTACCATAAAAACATTAAAAATTCAAGATAATTCGTAAACTCTTGAAAAACATAAGTTTTATTTTAATAATTAAATTTAAATATTTAAACTAACCAACCTTTCTTTCTGTATTCTTCTAGTTTTGCTTTGCGTCTTTCCAACTCCGCTTCAGAGGGCTTGTAATTCTTTCGTTCAAGGTAGTCTTGCCAATGATCCTCCAGATAGTCTTCTGGATTATCTGAAAACTTCTTCATTTCTTGTTGACAAAACTCACAACCACAAGATAGGTGTTCCTGTTCTCTTTCCATTCCAATACGAAGTTCATTTTTAAACCCTTGCTCTGTAATTTCAATATTGTCTTCAATATCATGGTATGGGTTTCTTCTCGTCAATTTATTTCTCCTTTCTCTTGATTCTTCTCTTGTAACAAAGACACCTTGACGTTCTTCTTTTGTAAAAGGACTCTTAACTTCTCTTCGTTGTATCATAATTCATAATCCACTCACAAAACTCCTCTGGTGTCTGAATATGCTCAGGAACGATGGCAGGATTTTCATGCGCATTCTTGATTCGCCTATCCATTTCTTCGATATTATAATAGAATGTACAAGTTTCATCTTCATCATGTAAATCTTTAATATACTGGTCATCCAACAATTTTAACTTTCTCCTTTGCTGTCTTGTATTTAAACGGTTAATTTCACTTTCAATAGTTACTTTATTTGCTGTATCTGAAGTTGAACAGTATATCTCCGATTTTAAAGGCATAGTTTATTTTCCAAGGTTACAATCTGTTGTTTTATAATAATTAAAAATTTTTTCTTTTAATAAGTCACGAGTAACTATGTTGTCTTTGGTAGAGTAATCACTAACAACTTGATTCTCTCCCCAACGTTCAATTTGCTCTTGGGTCATCTCTTCAGGACAGAATTCTAACATTAGTGCATCAATCTTAGCTTGTAGTGTACAATTGCGTTTGGCAAGGTCAACGATAGTTTCATTGCTTTTTCTTGTTGCAAACTGAAACCCTGCCCTAAATGTGTCACTCAATTGACTAGGTTTTCCTATAGGCAGCCTATGTAATTCAAGTCCTTCTCGTTCCCATTCTGTCAATTCAATTTTATGCATACTCACAATGTTTCTCCTTGATTATGTTTAATACTAAACTTTACAAACCATATAGAATGTCCCACTACTTCCGCCAAACCTTCCAGTATTAACCACAAGATAATTTCGCTTAAGATAGTTTAACTGGATATCAGTAATAAGTTTTGAACTTATATGTCCATACCCAATGTTTATATCCTTAACAGATTCAATAAGCTTATTGTAGGCCAACATTTTCAGAGCTTCAATATTCATAATCTATTCTCCTTATTCTTTACTACAGCCATTCAATGCTTTCTCAAGCACACCAATATACCCGTCTTGCTGTTGTACCAACTTATCCATCTTTCTAACCTTAACAATTGGATTATCCGATCTCTTAACTTGAATGGTAACATAGTCTGTTCTAGCAGGCAAGTCAGATTTATCAATACATGGTAGTGTAATTGGGACTTTTACCTCTTGTATAACTACCTTCACGGCTGGCTCTGGTTTAGATTTAGATGTGCATCCTGACAAAATCAACAAAGCAAGTAGCAAGATAACAACAATATTGACTGGTGTCAATAGATACCTAATCCAGACACCTATACCCTTTAAAATTTCAAATAAGTCTCTCATGTTTTTATTCCTTGTAAAAGTAACCAATCGTACTCTTTCTGTATATAACTTAAGCATATAATATTAAATGTGTAACATTGTACACTATAATAAAACTACTCCCCAATCTTTGATAGCTCTTTTATAGTATCTACACACTCATTGTTTGTCAACCCATCTTTCGAATTAATGTACTCTTCCAGATTTTGATTTGCCAGTTTAGCTTTTTGCTTTTCACTATCTAGCAACTCTTTCAACGATTCTTGTTTTTCTTTTGATTTATCAGATAGTTCTTTCAACTTAATATTCTGTTCATCTAATTTAATCTGAAGTTGGTCTACAGAAGCATTGCTGACTTTAAGGCGTTCTTCAGTTTGAATACTCTTCTGCTCTGCAAGAGCTAGTTTTGATTCAAGAAGGCTATTACTAACATTCAGATAAAATATTGTTGCAATCAAGACTACAATCAAAGATTGAACCCAGTATTTTTTAATAAATTCAAGTACAAGTTTTAATTCCATATGTTTTCCTTTTGTTGTGGATAAAATAAAAGCCTCGAATCACGAGGAAACGAGGCTTGTTCTTAGTATAAAACTACCTAATTTGAGCTTATAAATAGAGGCTTAGACAGTATGTTGAGTTGGTTTGGTAGTTAAAGTTGCCTGTTAACAGGGCAGGCTCCTGTGTTGGACGGATCACTCTTCCTTGTCTCTCGGCTTTCAGTGATCGATTAGAGAGACAGCAGTCTACATTTTATGCCGATAGATAGGCAACCTTTCTTTATTCTTGTAAGGCTCAAGTCTATCTAGTCTCCCTTTTATCTTACAGAGACCAACAAGAACCTATTCCCGAAGGTTCATAGGGTTTTACATCTGTATAGTTATCTTATCAAAGATACCTAAATTATTCAAGACTTTAATAATTAATACCACAAATTCTCATAGTATCTTGCGAATAACACTCTTCCTTCTTCACACTTCTTGTTATGGTCTTCAAGATCTTTATAGTACCGTTGTTTTTCTTCTTCGTTATCACAATTCAAAAAGATTTGTGTAGAACTGTTAGCTTTTTTCTCTCCATGTTCTAGGTTAATCTTAAAATTATAGTCTCGAATATCTGGCATATTATCCTTATCAAAAGCATAAATCATTGAATCAATTGTATTATGCCATTCTTTAACATCTTCGTCTGTTATGGCTGGTCCTTTGACAAACGATGATGGAACTCCTGAAAACTGTGAATTAGTAATTGTTTCTTTAAACTTAACCAATCCTGCAAGGATAATCTTGGAAAGTACACCATCAAGTGAGTAAGTATCTTTATAACTAAAAACTGGCTTTCCTTTGTGTATACGCATTAATTATCTCCTTTTCTTATTTTATTTCTTCTAAACCACAACTGTTAAGAAGTTTGTTCAGAATAAATGTTGAATCATTCTCAAAACATTCCGTACTCCAATCAACATAATGTTGGAAATTTCTTTCCCTCAATTCATTATGAAGCTCTTGCTCTAGATCGTACACATCTTGGTGTGTAGCTGTGAAAATACGAAGTTTATGAATCTTTGTCTTTGGAACTTTAGATAAAGTTCTTAACCTTTTAATTCTTTCATCTACATCAAAAGACCTACCAACTTTAATGAATTTATTATTGAAGTTCAAGATGTATAAATAATCTTGTTCATCTTTTCTTTCAGGGTAGTATCCATAAAGATTTCCTAACTCCTTTTGCCTATCTTTATAACAACCAATACAACGTGTCCCGCTATTTACAAAATTATGGTAGATCACGTTTTGTTTTCCATGTATTTTGCAGACATATTCAAAACGTGTTTTATGTATACCTTTATATCCGTTAACAAAACCTATAACATCGTAATCCATTTCTTTACAAATATCAATACATTTCTGTAATGCTTCTTGTTCTGTATATTTAATATTTCCAGAACATTTAGGGCAACCACTGCCTTGATTAATAACATTATTGATACTTGCAGTCCATTTATAACCATCTTTTAAGCATTCAAGGAATACCTTTGTACTCTGACCGTCAAACTCATTGCTAAAACCGTGAACAATAAAGCCTCTCTTTTCTCCTGCTCTACGAGCTAAGATTAAATACTGCCAGTCAAACCAGTTGTACTTAGAGCAACCGCATGGCTTTTGCTCGTTGACCAAATGTTGTTTCAAACTAACAAAATAACCATCAGGGAATAATTCAGGATCTTTAGAACACTCAGAACACGTTACTTTGAATAATGTTTTTGTTCCTTGTTTTCCAGCAATACCGGTAACCTCTAATTTACCATCTGGACTAATCCAGCCGATAAAGTCTTCTGCTTTTTGTTGTTTATCTTTATTTTCCATTATACCTCTAGTATACAACTAAAATCACCACTAATTATTTAAACTTTACTCGTAGATTCTTGGCTTGTTGTTCAATTTGGCTACAGAATGTTTTAAGCATCTCCACTTGCAACGGATTATTGCGATCAGGAGCTTTATTGTAAACTTGAATACCTTCGTCTACATAGCTGTAATAGTGTTCACTTGTAATATAATGCTTCTTGCCATCTACAATAAAATACAACTTACTGATAGTAGATTTATACAGTTCAGAATCTTCTGACGTTGTAAAACCAAGAATATTACAATAATCCCGCTTGCTACTAACTCCACCTAGAAGTTCCATTTGCTGTGTAGATATTTCTTTATGTACAAGGTTAGATTGATAATAAGCATAACCACCAAACACACAAACAACAGGTGCCAAGAATGCACCAATAACCAAAAACCTATTTTTCATTTGTTTTCTCCTTATCAATCAGATAAATACCTCATAAACTACACGAACAAGTTCATCAAGATCTTGTTTTGAAAAATCACCATAATATTGTTCATTGATACCGTACAAGGTGATTTCTGAAAGACTCCAAATATCGTTGGCTTTTCTAACAATCAAAGAACCTCCATCTTGAAACATGTTCAAGTATAACTCATCACCGATGTCCATGTTCATTAGTTTTTGAATATCTTCTTGCCTATTTCCATATTTCATTTGTCCTCTCCTTTTTAAAATAATTGATAATCAACTTTTCATTTTTACTAAAGTGTTCCAAATAATCTTCAAATCCTTTTAAATACTGGTCATGTCCTAAAATATCTTTGTAATATTTTACTAATGCATTATATGTGGAGGTCAGACATGATTTTACATATTTAGAACCTAAACGAGTGCATACATCGTGTGCTTCAAGTTCGGCATGATATACACCCACAATGTAATCAGAATTATCAACCATAAACATAACCTTTAAAATGATTAACAATCAACTCTTTGTTGTCAAGATAGTAATTAATATAATCATAAAATCCATTACAATAATCTTTTCCATCGTAATAGTATGACGGTTCTGTCCCTGTGCAAAATACCTGACGGTACATTTTAGAAGGGTCTTCTCCTGACTCTAAGGATTTTTCCAGTAAACTTTCTGCATACTGGACTCCTTGCAGATAAGTGCCTTTGCTACGATTCATTCTTCACCATCCAAAGCATCAATAAGTTGCGAAGGAGATTCTTTAGTAGTTTCCTTAATTTCTTTTCCACAAAAAGTACAGTAAGTATCGTATTCATAATTAACTTCGTACCCACAAGATGATACTATACAGTCTGGTGATTTTCTTAGGTAATATTTACATTTCATTATTAATCTCCTCCATAATATTCATCTTTTCCTCTCTCTATTTCTTCTTTTTCAAGTTTCTTTTCTAAGACCTTTGACGGTTGACATACATTCTGCCACCAACATATAAATTTTCCATTTGCTCGGATATGGTGTTTTCCACCTGTTTTATCTTTATAATATTTTCTGCCAAGAGGTTTCATAATTTCTCCTTCATTTCATAAAGAATTTCCATTGTCTCTTTATTATAACTCAGACAATACCCATCAATCTGTTCACTACCACAAGCATCTTCTCCTTGGCAAATCAAGTACACACTAAGAACTTCATACTCATTGATTAGTGGATTTTCATAGAGGTTACCATTTTTGTACTCATAATGCAAGTATTCATGAACTTGTTTTAGGATTCCTTTCTCACAAATTGGGCAAACAGTTCCTTCTGTATCTTCACAAATAGAAGGGCGTTCCAAACCAATACCATCAGCATGAAGCCTAGCTCTGATTGTTTTTACGCCTAAGTCCTTGTTTTTGTGCATATACCTTGAACTATCGCAAATAACTTCGTGCCCTGAAGGAAGATGTTTGACCCTTACGCAATTTCTAGAATAACATGATATTGACATAATTACAGTCCCTGTTATTTATTATTTTGCAGTTTTGGATATTTAATTATGTTTACATTCTTACTATAGAGGTTGAATGTATAACAATGCTTGCCTTCAAGAATAATAGTTTGAAGTAAACCTTGTTCTAATTTATTTCTAAGCTTAACAACAAAAGGTTTATACTCCCCTTTATATTTTGTTCTTAATGCTCTTGAATGGTATACTTTACCTGTTTCCTGATCAATGTAACCTTTATCTTTCGGTGTTTCGCCTAAATAATTCCAATTTGAAGCTTGATAAACATAACCAACATGACCATGCATGGGATCTGCGTAAGATACAAGAACTTTAACGTTAGTATTTTTCTTTAGGTATTTTATACACTTTGCAATAAACCAAGATTCTGTATTCCGTTTGCACTCATCTAAAGTAACCAATCTTCGCAGTTCTAGCACATCATCCTCTTTTTCTCCAAACTTTTTCCAAGACGTTGTACTCATCTGACCAAATATACAGGCACCAACAATTCTGTCTGCAAATTTAATACAAAAACAATAGGAGCTTTTGACACCATTAATAGATTTAGAATAATGATTCTTTTCTATAAAATCCTTTATATCTTTCCTATCGCACAATGTAAAATCATATTTCATTCAAGCTACTCCTTAATATTTAATATACGATCTTTTGCAATATCAAAATATTTATCATCCATTTCAATCCCTATGAATTTTCTATTAAGGTTTGCACAAGCCACACCTGTAGTGCCAGATCCCATGAATGGGTCAATTACACTTCCACCATCCATGGTGTGGTTTATTATGAACTTTTCCATTAGCTCAACTGGTTTGCATGTTGGGTGTCCAAACACAGATTTATCTTGTTTGTTTACCTTTGATGTATATACCATGCTTTTGCTTGCGTAGCTGCCTAGTATTTTGGACTTACTACCTTTAATGTAAATCCAATACTCCACATCGTTAAGGTATTTGCAATTACAAAGTGGAGCTGGATTTGTTTTTTGCCAAACACCTATGCCGTATTGAAAGCATTTCGATTCCGCCCATGATATGTATTCTATTAACTGCTTATTTGAGCAAGTGAATACACCGCAAAACTTTTGCCTTACATCAAACAATTCAAGGCAAGCATCTAGAAAAGATTCCGTGTTTATTCCATCTATCATCCCTGCGTCTCGTACTTGCTGCATGAATTTTCTCCCGCCACTCATCATGCCGCCGCCTTTACTTTTTGATAGCTCATAAGGTGGATCTGTCAGCACCATGTCAACACTGCCACTTTGGATCTCTTTCATTCTTTCAAGGCAGTCGCCTTTCATTAACCACAAATTTTCATTTTTAAAATCTTGCACTTTATTCTCCTTAATATTTCTTAACTTTCAATTTCAAATTATAGCTGTCACCAAAGCTCTGTTCGTATGCTAATGTCATTGCCTTAACCACAATATCAGCACAATCTTCTGGGCACACAATGCTATCATGCACAGGGATAGCTGGTATGTTTTGCTGAATCATATAACCAAGTACACGTTCCATCCACGCACTGTCCAACCACTGCAAAAAAGCTCCAGCATTGCTCCCAAAACTTTCACTTATTGCCAAGTTTCTATTTGCCATATTAGCATAAAGCTGGTTAATGTCAATGAAATTCACGCCAAAATACATACGATCTTTTTCTGGAAGATTTGCATCGTCTCGCAACTTACGGCTGATACTCTGTAGAGCCGCCCCACGAGTTTTATTGTTAAAAGCTAGCAACACGGCAATCTTATTTAAATTTCGTACTGGGTTGTATTGGTTTATTCCATACTTAATTTTATATTTTTCAATTGCTTCATAATCAATCTCTGCCGGAACTTCAAAATCATAAGGGTCATAATCAACACTAATCCCAGCTCTTGTGGCTAAAATACTAGGGTGTAATGCTACCGCATCCACCTCACAACATTTTCGACCATCTACTGTGATTTTCAACCTATCTTCAGGAGCCGTAGTTTGAATAACCCCCAGCTGAGTGTAGTATCTTCCACCCATTTCGAAGCTGGTGTTAAAAATCCTACGAAGGAATGGTTCAGCAATCAGTTTACCATTTTTATCATAAAATTTAAAATCACTTAAATGTTCATTATAACCTTTTAGAAAATGAATTTGTTGTAATTGAAGTTGTGTTGGGTCATACTGTAAATCATTCTTATCTTCATCACGCAGAATCATAATATTCTCCATTGAATACTTAATGGTCTTATCTTGAAGCAGAGTCAACAGCTTTTCATTCACAACCATTTTACTGACCGTGCGCTTACCTGTTGCTATTTTCTTAATCTCTCCATTACTGTCAATATGTTCATGGTAAATAAAATCTCCCCCTAACACAACATGAACCATACCTTCATCTTTTAAAACACCAATCAATTTATTAAAAAATGTATAAGATAATTTTATTTTACATTGCTTACCATTAACTTTTACACCTTCATCGAAAAACTTACGTTCTTTTGTGAACACCAGAGTATCTTGATTGTTCATTACCAGTCTTGATACATTGAACAATAAATTCCCTATGGTATACTTCAATGATTTTTCATCTGATAATCTAATTTTATAGTAGTCGCTGTATAATTTATAAATGTAATCTATCTCATCAGATAATTTTCTTCTGTAATTACTGTTTGTGTAGTAATAGTATAATAGCATAATAAATCCTCAACAGAATTAGAAGAAGAGTTAAGAGAAAGAGGGTAGAGCATTAGAGGCATTGAAAGAAGACAAAACCCTTATGCAGCAAGGGCTGAAACCCTGTTTAAGGGGGTCGTCAACCCCACTGCTCCTGCAATCTAATTTTCTCTATTTCAAAGATAGCCTCACGATAAAACCATTGCCTCTCTTGTCCTAATTTTTGTGTATGATAGTAGTTCTTTTTCAAAGTCTCAAGTTTTAGTTCACCATCTTTCCAAGCCTGTATAGCCTGCTCAATAGATTCATACTTAGCTTTAGCCATGTTTCCTCCATCTATACTACATTGTATCACATATTCATAAAATATTCAAGGTTCAGTAGCAATAAAACTATCAAACCTTAAACCCATCATAAAACCAACAGTGCTTGTGGCACAGGAGGTCAATATGCCCTCATAAAACACTCTATAATCAACTCTTAGTCATTCTGACTATCTGTGTACTCCCTGCGTTAAACTATTCAACAGGGAGCTTCCTACAGCCCTTAAAATTGACATTTAGAGTTCAATAACGTTTAACCAATCTCAATAATAGATATATTTGGTATCGGAGCCTTCTGTGGGGTGAATTAACAGTAGAGACATTTTGTGTCAGAACCCACAATGGTTCAGTTAACATTCAAGCTCATATTGAATTCTAACAACATTAGGATCAATATTCTTTTGCATTTGAAGTCGTTCAATCTCTTCTACCATAACTCGATGGCATTTCAGGTAATCTTCAAAAAGTTCATTAAGTTTTTCATATTTCTCTTTCAATTGTTCAAGTTCTTGTTTTTGTTGTAGGTACATCTTCGATAGTTTGTAGCTAGTTATGGTGTCTGAGAGTTGTGTTGCTTCTTCGTGAAGTTTAAAATTATTGGTTTCTTTCATATTCTTATTCTCCTTTCGTTAGTTTTTCGTATAATTCCCAAGCTTCTATAATTTCCTTTGGTTGTTCATATGGAACATACCCACCCTCATCATCTGCCCATTTCTTACCACACTGCTGGCAAATTGTCCATATAGACCCTCCTCGATATACCTCTTCATGTTCGCATTGGTACATCTCAGCAAAATTTATAATCTTTTTAATTGTTTTTGTAATTTGATCTTTGGTCATACCAACCGGCAACCTATCTTCACTGTTTTTCGTACTAATCAACATCTCTGCCAGCTCAAAACTTGTATACTGTTTAGCAAGTTCTGCAATTTTAGTTTGGTCATTCATAAGTTATTCTCCCTTGTTTATTTTACAATAAAACCAATATACTCGCCACCGCAATATGCAAACTTACCGATTAGGTGAGTATAGTCACCTATATTTTTACCACTACACAGGGTGATGTGCGGAATGAACTCATAGTCATAAGTTAGACCAATGTCGTTGAAATACTTATTACGCGAATGTGCAAGATGGCAATCAACAATTGCAACAGTAACCACCACCTTCGAGGTATTTTATTTCAACAACTGTAGCAATTGACTCGTTTACACAAGTTGTAAGTTTTGGCATCTTACCTTCTACCTTCATGAAACTTGTTGTGATGTGGCCATTCAATTCTTTGTGTTCTTTACATTTTGTTTTTAGTGCAGTATATACAAAAACACTACTCATTTATTTCTCCTTTGTTGGTTGCGTAACTGTTTGAGCTTGTTTAAACAGCTTGTATGACACTTTACAGGAGTTTCTGGCTGTTGTCAATACCATTTATGCCTGAAACTCTTAAAATTTCTTAGAAACGATGCTACGAGATTTTGTATATTGTAATATAGATTATCGTGAATGTCAAGAATAAATTTTTGCTAAGTTTCCATGTAATCTATGTTGACAATAGATTGATACGCATGTATTTTAATCTAAATCAACTAAGTAAGAGGGGTAAAATATATGACAACAATAATTATTGATGAAAAAACAAAAGCAATTTATACAGATAGTCAGACTACTACCACAGAAACAGCTTCAAATTCAAGTATTATTTTTCCTAAAAATGAATTTAAAGTAACAACACTTCAACCAGATGCTGAGAAAGTCTTCTACATTTCTAAAGAGGTAGGTTGGATTACCGCTACAGGTTGCACAAGAATGTTGAATGAGTGTGTAAGATTAAGTGCAAGGAACAATGAATTTACTTTACCTGACATTTCTAGAGGGTACAGAGATGTTAAAATTATCCATGTGAATTATGGTATAGGTGGTAAAATTGATGTTATGAAGTATGAACCAAACACAAAAACAATTTACTGTTTCTTTGAAAAACATTACTGGAAAGATTCTTGGACTCGACTTGGTGCAGACTCTATTTTGTTTTATGGTAGTGGGTCACTGTATGCGGAAGGCGCTTACAGAGCTTGTAATGACCCGATTGAAGCTATCATTACAGCTTCAAAATGTGATTTGTATACAAATGCAAATGTCAAGATTCATAAGCTAGAAGATTAAGATCAGATAAAAGAAAAGCCACAACCTTTCGGAAGTGGCTTTAATTAAATTAAAAGGAGAGTATGAAAGAAAAGAGAAATACGTTATATATTATATAGGTCTCACTCGTCGCTGCGTAAATATTGGCAACCACCGCAACGGAGTCCCTGTTGCCTGCGCTACATAATA